GGCGCCGGGACTTAAAGTCCTCAGTCAGATCCACATCCCCTCCCTCTATTTCGATAGAGTAGTTGAGAAAAGTTACTTGGCTTTGTCTAGAACACGATGTTATACACTTATCACGTATAATGTTGGACTATATACAGAGACAGGTACCTGGGAGACTAAGTCGTTGAGAATTACGACAGTAAGGGGCTAGAACTCCGGTTCGAATCCTTTGCTTTGCTTCTTGCACTTTTTGGCTATTGCTACTTAATTACAGAGGGTCTTGCGGTTTCCCCACATCGAGAGTGTTAAATCTCGACGAAGGCAGAGCGTAAGTCTCCCACAAATAATTAATATATGAAATATCAAAACAAAAATTACAACTTCGTTCCTATGAGAGTAACCCTCTTATGGGAAGGGTTTGGAATGGCTCTGTCTTTAAGACCAGGTAGCAGTAATGCTACCGCCATCTTTATCCTCCAATTAGGTAAAAGTTATAACTTTGTGTATTCTCTATTATCTAGAAAGCATTTACTATATCTAGGACTGATAACCCTATATATGCTAAATGATCCCTATTTAATAGAGGATATTTCTATATTAATAAGTAGCATACGCAGAGTTAGGAAACAAAATACTAAGGTCTTATATCGTCTTTCGGAGAAATTCCTAAGAAGATATATTCGTTTAGTACTCTGATTCTTTAGCATTGACAATGTGAATCCATATCATGTTTTAGGAAAACGTATAATATACTTGCAAGAACACAACGGTCCCAAAAAGACAGTTGCGTACTTAAAAGAATGTTTACGTCTACTTCAACACTTTATGGCCGGATCTCCTACTTCAACGCCCCAAAAGGACGGGGAAGTAAGAGTGAAGTCTAGAAGGGGATTACCTACTATAATACCGGGATCTTTACGCCTTTTAATAGAGGCCAAAGAACCTAATGTTATACGGGTAATCTCAACTATACTCAGCATTTTCAGAATCATAAAGTATCCAGGCCAACTTAAGTTGCAAACTATTACTGATCCTTTTAAGGGGATGAGTAGTACTTTACCACTTGGGGAGGTCGGGATGCTTTGAGGAACCCACTTTGAGCCCTTAGTCACCTCTATACGTAAAAAGTATTTAGATGGCTATGGACGCTTAGAAGGACCTCTGATTATGAAAACTGCTGGTCCTAATTTTAGAACAGCGATTTTAGGAGCTCCCCTGGACGCCATAGCCGTGATGACTATGGGTACAGAAGCCCTCCGAAAATCTATGAAGATACTCTCAGACAACTTTAAATCCGGTATTTGGGAATTCCTAAATATCGAATTTGAAGCAGTGTCCGGTTGAATCCCCAAACAAGACTTACGTCTTGGGAAACTGTCCAAGAAACTAGAGCCAGCTGGTAAGATCCGTGTTTTCGCTATTGCAGATATCTGGACTCAGTCTGTTCTTAAGCCCCTTCATGATGCTATTTTCGAATTACTTCGAAGTATAGATCAGGATGGAACTTTTGATCAGGCCAAGCCTATTCAT